TAGAAGAAGGTGGACGGCGTATTGATGCATATCGTTCCGTCATGCCAAAGGTGCTTGGCAAGGCTGGATTTCGTCCGGTTGCAAGGGTGGCGTTTGACCCGGAACAAGCTACAGATATTTGGGATTACAAAAAGTTTGCACAATTCCAAGGTGGCAAACCAGATTTAGTTTTCTTCGTGTATGAGCCTGAATTTAAGGGCGACATTAATGAGGAAACAGCAAAAGCACCTTTGGTAGATTATTCTAAAGCAGTAGATATACAAACTAAATCTGCAATGGATAAACCGACCATCCGTTACAGCATTACCGCGCCCAAAACAGATGCGTTTAAACGCTGGTTCGGTGACAGCAAGGTGGTGGATAAAGATGGTAAACCAATGATGTTGAAACACATGACATCAGCAGACTTTTCTGAGTTTAGAACTAACGAAGAATTGGGGGCGCACTTTGGAACCGATAAACAAGTTGCCTCTGTAAGCGGAAAAGTTGTGATGCCCGTTTATTTAAGCATTAAAAATCCGTTGCGTCTTCGTGATGACGGTGGATTTGACGGGCGGCGTGTTGCGTATCAAATACCGGACATGATTTCAGATATTGGACGCAGCGTTGACATGGTTGCTCAAATGTCTACCGCTCAAGCAGCGCCGATCTTGCAGAAAGCAATAAAAAATGCCGGTTACGATGGCGTTGTATATTTGAACCGCAGGGAAGGTTATGGGTTATCCGCAAATGTATGGGCTGATGCAATCCTCAATGTAGGTGAGTCTGACGCAGCGTGGAAGCGGAAGCATCCTGAAGCCAAAGATTCGTGGATTGCATTCTATCCGACGCAAATCAAGAGCGCCATTGGCAACCGTGGCACGTTTGACCCAACCAACCCTGACATCCGTTATTCAAAAACGCCTGAGTTTAAACGTTTTGCTCATGGCAATCAGATTATTAGTTTAAACGAAAAGCATAAATTTGAAGGCGGCGTTCCGGTAGTTGTCCAAGTTGTTCATGGAACAACCGGTGACTATGAGTATTTTGACCGTTCAAAGTTAAACCAAGAGTCTGATCTTGGTGCTGGTTTTTACTTTACAAACACATTAGCTGATGTCAACTCCAATTATGCTGGCATGGGACCAGACTTAACCAATAAAGTTGACCGGACAGCGGAGCGTATTGCCAACGAAACAGATCGTGAATACAACGACCCTGATGTTATCGAAGAGGCGCGGAATCAATTCCTTGCCAACGAAGGTCAGGTCATGCCTGTTTATGTCAGGTTTGATAATCCGGTTGTATTAGGCGGCAAAAAAGAAACGTTCTTGGATTTTGACCAAAACTATAACGAAAAAACAGAAGAATATGGCGAACCCACCGGTAAGCTTGTAGATTTTGTTGAGGCGCTTAAATATGTTGCCAGTGATGAGCGGTATGGAGGTGTAAATATTGCTGGTGATGAGCGGTATGGAAATGTAGATGTTGATAAGGTAGTAAGTGATCTTTATAAAAAAGCTACGGATAACGAAGGACTTTCAGCAAGCGATTTGATTAAAACAGCTAAAAATTCTGAGGGTTTAGTTTATGCCGAAGATTACGAAAATAATGAGTTAGCATCTACTGAAATTATTCGCCAAGCATTTGAAGCGATTGGTTATGACGGTTTTATTGATCAAACTGTTGTCAATAAGTTTTCCCGTCGTGAAAATATCAAGGGCAATATTGTTCAAAAACCAATGGAAGGCGTTACGGAAGACACAGTCCATTTCATTGCGTTTAAACAAAATCAAGTCAAATCATCCGTTGGAAACCTAGGCTCTTATGGTGAGAGGGCATTAACAAAAGATGAGTTGGAGCAAGAGGGTATAACCGCAGAGGAAGCTAAGAAACGGCAAAGTCTTGGCTATATCCGTTACAGCAAGGTAGCAAAAACAGAAGAACAGAAAGCAGTAGACAAGGGTAATCTTAGAGTCAAGAATGTTGCGCGACGGGAGGGGAAGCTAGGGTCTGCTGCCATTGTTTCTGCTAGGCCGGGAAATGTTGTAGCAACGATTACTGGAATAACTCCAGATAAGATTAAAAACCTTCACCGCCGTGCCGCTGCAATTATTAATACCAAGGCGGCTAAAGCATTCTTTGCCACGCTGGGCGCTACCGACGTTGAAGCTATAACCATTGGTGGTCTATGGAAGGGTGTTGCTGAACCGTCGTTCTTTTTGACCGCCAAGGATGCGAATGGCGATAACCTTCCCTACGATAAGATGCGTGGGATTGCTAACATTCTTGCTAGTGCATTCCAGCAAGATGCCGCCATCACTTCTGAAGGTATAATCAAGCCAAAGAAAAATGATGAAGTTAATACGACGTTATTCCTTGGCAAGTCTGATGGTTCCGTTCTAAATGAACGTGAAATAAGCGGCGTATTTAAAGAACTTTCTACGCTTAAAATAGATGGTGCATCAATAACTACGGACAACAAAGCATTTAAAGTCTTGTGGTTTCCAAATGACAAAATAAATGATGAACAAAACGAACAAAATCTTGAAACTTTTTCAACAAGTTTGCGGGATGCTGTAAAAGCGTATGGGATAGACGGATATTATCTTGGCTATACACATAGTAATTTAGATGACCTACTGGAGAAAAAAGATGGCGTTTACCGCAGCCGCTCTAAAGAGAGTCTCAGAGAAGCTTGGGATACCGATGTTGCCGGACGATCATCCTTACTATTCGGAGGGGCCACAGATCACTTTCTTGTCCCGTACATCCTCTCCGTTAAGGCAGAAGGAGGGCAATTCGACTTCGCCAGATGGCAATACCTCAACCAAGCAACCGACGCAGAAAGAACAGGACTAGAACAAAAGGTTCTGGCTTACGATGCCATTGTTAATGAGGTTGGACTAAGCCCGGAAGAAGCCGCATCTGTAAACCTGCTTATAGGCAGAACGGGTCTTGGTGATAAGGATACGTTTGCCATAGGCAAGGTTGGCGGTCTTCCCGCTATTGTTCGCCATTTGGATGAGCAACGTAATGCATCTGGTTTGCCCAAGCTTGATGTAAACAACGAGGATGACAGGGAAACCCTTTCCAAGCTGATGTCCGCAGAGGCGGTAGCAGCCGTTCGTGGTTCAGGTAATGCTATTGATTGGTATGACGCCGAAATCAAGAAGACCCTTGATATCATGGCAGTCAAATACCCTGAACTTAAGACTGATCCCGTAGCCAGATTAGCGTTCAGAATAGCGATGGCTATCACATCCCAAACGCTAAACGTTGAAGCCAATTTTCGCTTTGCTATGAAGCAGTATGAGGGGTTCCGTAAATCTAAAGGCCTTCGCAAATTCCCCATAGATGGTGAGGGAAAAAGCATCATACCAATGAAGGCTAATTTCACTAAGGCTAATTATCTTTTGGCTCGTTTAGGGCCAGCCACTTTCCCACGGTTTTTGGTTACAGACTTTACCGTTAAAGAACTCTCCAACGTGGGGATAAAGATTAACGGGGAATCCATGGATACCAACCTTCTTGGTTCGGTTGTCTTCGGGCCTAAAATTGGCTACGGATTCCTGTCAAATCTGATGGGCAACTTTGAGCCAACCACATTTGATATGTGGTTTATGCGGATGGTTGGACGGTTAACCGGTAACCTTCCTCAGTTTAAACAGAACCTGTTTGATAGTCAGTTGGCTAATTTCATAGGGTCGTTTGACAATGTCGGAACAGATGGGGTTTACGCAGACAAGTTTGATCCAAAGCTTTTGCGTGACGTTGCCAACAGCACTGACAATGCAGAAATACTTAAGCTGGCAAAAAAAGTAGTTACCGCACAGGAGGTTGACTACAAAAAGTATCGTGAACAATACGACCCCAAGTTTGGCATACCGACACGGCGCAGAACTCCATTCGTTTCCGCTGCTTTCGGGATTGTAAAGTCTTTAGAGAAGCCCAAAGACAGTCCTGCCAGCGGGACTGAGCGCAATAACTTGCGTGATGTAATGAAAAAGCTTGTCGCCAAAATGACAAAACTTAATGGTGGTGTGCGTATACCGCCAGCAGCTTTGCAAGCCTTGGTCTGGTATCCAGAGCAATTCTTGTATGAATCAATGGGCGCTAAGTTGCGGGTTACCGGGCAATCTTATTCCGGCGCTGCCACCAAGATCATTAAAGAAACCAAGATAACTTCGCAGCAAAAAGAAGATGTAGAGAAGATAGCTTCCAGAAAGACTGTCCCCGGAGTTGCGGTTGAGAAAGCTGCCGATCCGTTTACACAAACCGAAAAGGACGCTTTCTTAAATAAATACAAAAAAGACAAATTTAATATCATCGTCAAAGAGTCAGATGATGCAGATGTTATACAAGACATAGAAAACGAAACTCCCGGCAAGAAGGTAACGGTTAAAACCCAGCCGTTTTCTATTGCTAGATTTATTGGTGATACCTCTAAAGAGAAGCGTTCGGTTGTCCCTGATAACAACTTCTACAGGGCACAGCCTACCGTGATGTCATTGGCTGCTTACATGAGTAAGCCTATATATCTGTATGTTGGAACTGAAAAGAATACCTTGTATCAGAAGCCATATGGCTTGATGCACATACTGGACAACGCTGCCAAATCAACCGCCCGTCGCTTTGAGAATCTTACGGATAAAGATTCTGATAATGCAGTGCTTGGCGTAATGAACATCCTTGGCGCACGGGACGTTGTTGCCTATAGCGAAACAGCGGGTAAGGTTCTGCTGCGGTCTGAGTCAAACAAAGCCTATGTTGTATTAGGCGATGGCATGAAGGGTTGGTCAGTAATTTCTGTAGTGCCCTCAATGGACGCTAGGAAATTTGGCAACGCCATCATCAACCGTGGACAAAAAGTTATTCTGGCAAAAGATTATGACCCACGCGAATTGGTTATTGATAGCCCGCTGGTTCGCTCTGCGGATATCCCGCTGGTTCGTTCAATTGAGTTTGAACCATACCCTAAAGCACCTTCTGTTGAGGTTAAGAAACGCCGCGTGGTAGAGATACCGAAGATGTCTATCGCCAGATACTCTGGTGCAACCATACCGAAGTATCCGACTACTCTTTTGGGCGGCGCTAGTATTCCAAGGGCGTGGCAATCACCAGCATCAGATAAGCTGACTAACTTGCAGTATGTTTTTACTGACAAGTTTATTGACCTGAAAAATGTAATGAAAGCCATTACATCTACCATGGGTCAGGTATCAGATCAGTTTAATGCTTACCTGAAAGAAGAGTTGTTCCATGGACGCGTAGCCAAACAGGTCTTTGACTTTGCCAAAGATGAGCTACGCCCATTGCTTGCGTCAATGCAAAGTTTAAACGTAACGATACCGGAAATTGAACTCTATCTTCAGAACAGGACAGCAGAAAGCTATAACACTAAGATAGCTGCCATGGGTGGAATGGCTGATGGCGGTTCTGGAATCAAGACTGCTGATGCCCGCGCTTACCTTGCCTCTATACCGCCTGCAAAGCTATACGCCTATACCAGCCTTGCCAAGCGCGTAGACGCAATGACCAAGAAAACGCGTGAGTTGATGGTTGCTGGTGGTCTTGAAGACAGGGCTACTATCAATGCGTGGGAGACTGCCAACCCCCAATACGTCCCTCTGCAACGTGATCTGGGGCGGGATGAGGGGGTTTCAGGCATGGGTCAGGGGTTCTCTGTCACCCAGAAAGTTGCCCGCGCCATGGGTTCAGCGAAGAGCGTTAAGGATATTCTTGCGAATATTGTCGCCACGCGTGAGCGCACCATTGTTAAGTCTGAGAAGAACAAGATAGGCCAAGCTATCCTTGGTCTTGCTCTTAAAGCGCCTAACCCAGATTACTGGTTGGCTATTGATCCGAATGGCAACAAGAATAAGGCGGCAAACTTTACCGACCTTTTGAATATGGGGCTATCGATTAACGAAGCCACCATGATTGCTCAAGAGCCGAAGGTTCGGTATACGGACACCAATACGGGGATGATAGCTGAACGTGTAAACCCGACGATTCGTAACATGCCCAATGTTCTGCATGTGATGGTTAACGGTAAAGAGCGTCTGGTTATATTCAATCCTGATGAAAGGCATCCTTCCAATCGTTTGGTTAGGACTCTTAAGAATCTGGATATCGGAGAACTTGGGCCGATCATGGGATGGGTTGCAAAGGTTACGCGCTGGATAGCTGCGATTAACACTCAATACAATCCTATATTCGGGGTCATTAACTTCCTGCGCGATTATCAAACTGGCTTGCTTAACCTAACCAGCACTCCGCTTGCGGGTATGCAGGGTCAGATTGCTGGGGATACCTTCCCGGCGATGATGGGCATCTTTGCACAGATGCGCTCATACAAGACCGGTGTTCCTGCTACGGGTAAATGGGCTAAGTTGTATGAGGACTTTGAAAAAGCCGGTGGGCCTACGGGCTACAGGGAGATGTTTGCTACGTCTGAAGACAGGGCTGACGCGCTTGCCAGTGAGTTTAAACAGCTTACCGAAGGCAGAGCCAAGAAAATTGGTCGTGGTGTCATGGACGCTTTGTCAAACTACAACACAGCAATGGAGAATGCTGTGCGGTTGGCTGCGTTTGACGCTGGATTGAAGAAGAATTTAAGTCCAGATCAGGCCGCATCCATAGCAAAGAATCTTACGGTCAACTTCAATCGTAAGGGCGACATAGCTTTGCAAGCCGGTGCGTTGTATGCCTTCTTTAATGCATCTGCACAGGGTAGTGCGCGTATCGCCCAGACTCTGGCTGGCCCCGCTGGCAGGAAGATTCTGGGTGGTGCTTTAACCCTTGGCGTCTTGCAAGCAGTTGCATTGGCTGCTGCCGGGTTTGGTGATGATGAGCCGCCTGAATTCATTAAGGATAAAAACCTTGTAATACCTACGGGTGATGGTAAATATATAACCATCCCAATGCCTTTGGGCTTTAACATTATCCCCAGCTTCTCAAGGATGATGACTGAGGTTACCTTCTACGGTAAGGGCAACCAAGCCAAGAAGATAGTGGGCTGGATGAACGGAGCCTTTGGTTCGCTCAATCCTTTGGGTGGTGGTGTTGCTGCTCAGACAATATTCCCAAGTGCGGTTGACCCAATTATTGCGCTGCTCCAGAACAAAGATGCCTTTGGTCGCAGGATATATAAAGAAGATATCAGTGGGCTTACTCCGACTGCTGGGTATCTCCGCACCAAGGAAACGGCTACTCCTTGGGCAAAGGGGCTGGCTGAGTTCATGAACATGGCTACTGGTGGCACTCAGTTTAAACAAGGCATCATTAGCCCTACGCCGGATCAGATTGATTATCTGATTGGTCAGGCTACGGGTGGTATTGGCCGTGAATCCGCAAAAATAGCCCAGACCATATCGTCTAGCGCTACGGGCGAAGAACTACCGTCTTACAAGATACCGTTGGTTAGCCGCTTCTTTGGTGACACGAAGGAAGGAGCAAGTGAAGCCAATAAATTTTACACTAACTTGATTCGTGTAAACGAACACGGGGTAGAACTTAAAGGCTACAGGGAGCGTCGTGGTTCTGGTAATGCTGCTTTGTATATCAAGGAAAACCCAGAAGCTAGGTTGGTTCCTATGGCGCGGCACACGCAGGAAGTCTTGTCTAATTTAAACAAGCAGAAGCGTCTAGCTTTGGAGCGTGACCTTCCAAGGGAACGGATTAAGCAGATTGAAGAGTTAGCCAAACTTCAGATGCGCCGGTTTAACGAACGCGTAGAGGCTATGCGTTGAGGCCAATCTGGACGCAAGTAGATAACCTGTTTACGCCAGATGAGTGCAAGCAAATAATAGAGGTCAGCAAGTTAAATCTTGCTACGGCTGAGACAAATAAGGATGGCGAACCAAGCAAGAAGACTTGGGGAAGACGAAGCAAGATATGCTGGATAGACTCTCAATCTTGTTTAAACAGTTTGGTGGCACGTGCGGCCCGGACTCTGACTGCCGTCAGTTTTAAGGAACACTGTTTAAACATAGACTTCATTGAGAACCCTCAGTTTACCCAATACAAGCCATTTGATTATTATAGAAAACATAAGGATGTTGGGTTTAGTGGGCCTCACAGGCTGATGTCGGCAACCATAGAACTAACCGATCCCAAGGATTATTGGGGTGGTGGGCTTTGGATAGACTCACTGGGTGAGACTAAGCCGCGTTTAAACCAAGGATCAATGGTCGCCTTCCCCAGTATCCTTCGTCATTCTGCTTTGCCGGTATGGTTTGGAACGCGCTACTCCATGGTTATATGGGCGCATTTTCTAGGCGAAAAAAACCCCCCGACATCACAGGGTAATGCGGGGGGCTAAAAAGGCGGGGTGAGAGGGAGGTATCACCCGCCTTATTCTATTCGCCAGACTCTCATTCCACCATCAGAGGTACGGACAACGAACTTCTTGCCGCCTATTTTATGATTTCTCAAAAGACCCATGATTGCGGCATAGGTTTTGTTTGGAATCATAACTGACTGGTTGGCTTTCATCGTGGCGAACGGGTACTTGCTCCTCCGGTTATAGGTCTTGGGAGGAACTGGCACATCCATTTCAAGATTGTAACTGTTTGCAGCTTTCATATAATTCCAATTCCGTTCCGTATCGCTTCTCAAAAGCCCTCTTGTGCGGGTGCCTAGATACGGCAATTTCGTTATTCATCCCGCCACGGTGATGAACATAACACAATGGTATAGTTTCCATATGTGTTTGTCTTCTACCGCTTTTTAATATGTGGTGAACCTCTGCCGGGGAGTATATCCAATCCTGCTTACATACGATACACCCCATTTCGACTATATTGTCCAGCCACGCCCGCTCTTGATTAGTCAAAACGGAGGATGACCCGCGTCCCAATCCCAATACCCTTTGACCATCAAATCCCACTGGTCTTGAATATCCGGTCTGGTTAGCTCAGAACGGGACTTAACTCCCAACATCCTGTGGATAGCTTCGACAGCCTGTTCCTCAGATGCCTCTGTGGCTTCACCAATCTCCATTAGCCACTCCCAAAAGCGCTTGTTGCGGCATAGTATCCCTGCCGCCGAAACAACGCCGCTGGGCTTCTCCTTGGCTCCCCTAGGATAGGGGGTCTGGTCATCGTTTAAACGCACAGCAACGACCTGATACCTAGCCCCGACAAAGTCCCGGAGTATTTCTTCAGGGACTTCGTCTGGGTGCATCAGCAGAGTCAGGACGTAGCCATTCTTGTCCTGTTTCAGGGCAAGTTTGACCGCCTCAAACTGGATGGTTTCCATTAGAAGGGGATTTCTTCATTTTGCACGGTTACCCGTTTGGATGGTTGATTTTCAGTTTTGATTTTGACATAGGGTTTTTTGATGCTGACGCTAATATACTTAGTACCCTTTGCGGACTGCTTAGTCCAGCCAGCCAGATCAAGGATAATCTCTTCGCCTTCCTTATACTTCTTGTTGATGTAATCAACCAAGTCTTCACCGATATTGATGGTTCCGGTCCAACCGGGCTGCTTTCCTTCGGCCTTGCGCGGGACTAAGAAACCGCTATTTGGGTAACCCATTATTCTTTCTCCTTGGCTGCTTGTTTAAACGAAACCTCAAGTGCGTCATACATCGGCTTACTGAAAGCTTTCACGCGGGACAGTGCTGCCTTGTTGATCTTCCAGAACTCCCGCAGGGAATCCTTGGAATCCAATGAGGGAATCCATTCGTTTATGAATGACACTATCCAGTCCACCGCACCCGCCTCATCCTTACCTTCTGGCGGGACAGCCTCCTCTACCTTCTGCTTGGTAAATTCAATCTCAAGGGCGTCCTTTGCCAGAACAATCATTTCAGACTTGACCACAACTTCCTTTAAGTCCTTATTTTCCTGCGGAAGGTCTTCGCCGTTATATATGTATAGCCCGATACCATGAAGGGCTATGGCTTTCGCAAGGCAACGCTGCATAGCTACATTGACTTGGAACGAATCAGGTTCGCTGATCGCCTTATTCTTGTAGTCCATGACCGGCAATTGGGCGGTGCGTTTCCGTCCAAAGGCTGAGACAGTGCAGAACACCATCATGGTGGATTGGAAATGCTGCGGTTCGCCATACTCCCAGCTTGCGTCATTGTCCAAGCGCATAAGCTGATCTACCGCCCACGCCCATGACAGGTATGACAGGTTGTTCTTCTTCTCAACGTGTTCATTGACGTTGATTGCTGCTAACTCTGCATATTTCATACTGCCTCCGATTTATATTGTTCACAAAAATCTGCTACGCGGCAAAAGTTATTCTTACAACGGGTAGGTTCGGCTGGCCGCAAAACAACCGACATATCCTTATTAGCCGCAGCAAATGAATCTGCCTCTGGCTTGTTATCAAATACCCGCGATGCACGTTTCAACCCGGTCTTCATCACGGCATAAGTCTCTTTCCTGCGCCATTGATCTTCATTCGTGCAGAGTGGCAAGTCACCGCCTAAAGAACGGGTAGTATCCGCATCTGCATGTTGATGTAACCGGTCAATAACAAATGCTTCACGTTTTTCCATAGACCACAGCGGGATATCTACGCTTACAAGAGGCGCTTGTGGGTAGCCTTCCTTAACAGAATCCCTCCTGTTCCAATCCCGGCATAAGGCATGAATCTGCAAGGACTTCACCTTCAAACCCTTCACCTTCTCTACAAGCCACGCATACATATTCAATTGGTATTCCCAATCTGGCTTATCGTTCATTACCGCCCAAACACTGGTGAACTTGTAGTCACCAATAATTACCCCATCAGGTTCTACGACTTGCGTATCAATCGCCCCGCTGATATTCCAGCCATTGATTTTTACAAACAGGCGTTCTTCGGTAACAGTATTTGCAGCCGCGCCCTTCTCAAAGACTTGGTGCACCGCCGTGCCCATGAACATCCAGAGCATTTCGCTGATGTCCTGAGACAACTCATGGGCATGGGTCTTCCTGAGATTGACAATGCGCGGGCTATCAATAAGCTGAGTAACGGTAATGTCGCTCTTGCCTGAGTCGTAATTCTTTGACTTGGCGAAGTTAAGGATGATTTCGGGTAGGTTAAATTTATTGGTTATTTGCACACAGCCTCCATATGTATTACTATTAATACTATCATTTAGTAGTAGTAAACGCAACAATCATTAGATAGGATGACAAGATATGATAAATAGTCGAACGAAAGGTGCAGCCGCAGAACGGGAAGTATTTGCTTTGATCAGCGAATGCTTGGGTATCAAGGTAGAACGCAACCTAGTACAGACTAGGGATGGCGGCTACGACACTGCTGTTGGGGGATGGGCGCTAGAGGTCAAGCGGCAGGAGATACTACATCTACCGGATTGGTGGCGGCAGTGCTGTGAACAGGCAAAAAATGCAAAGTTAAGACCCATGCTTATATATAGAAAGTCCAGACAGCCGTGGATGGCGCGGGTCTTCACCAAAGACTTGGTCAATACTTACGGTTGTTTAAACGCAGCCCCCGGCATCGTGGAGTTAGACCTACCCGGAGCCATCCATTTAATCTGTTTAAACATGTTGGAGATGAAATGACGCCCTACGCCGCATTCAAAAAGTCCTTGATCCAAGGTGTCCTTACACACAAGGTTTTCAATATTGCCGCCATGATCATGATAGATGAGGGCAAATGTCCCTTTAAAGAGGTTTGGACGGGAGCCTACATCTGTGACTATCAGGCGATCAGAGATTGGCTGCTTGCCATGAACATGCCCGAACAATACCTAATGTCAGGCGTAAGCGTTTATCTAGCCACATACTATCCATTAACCTACCAAGCATTCCTAGATGGTAAGTCGAAAGATGTATTGTGCAATATCATTATGAAAGAGAAGAAGAAGAAGAAATCCGCTGTAAATGCAAACGTTCTGGGTAAAAGAGAGGGCAGGTATTACCAGCGGCAGAAAGATTCGGGTGTTGTGGAGATCAAGGCAAGAAGCCTAGACAAAAGACATGACTGGAACACAGTGAAATAAACCCTTGTCAGGTTCCACCATTTTTTGTTATGCTTTCCCTGACCTGAAAAACACAGGCCGCGTGTAGTAACGCGAACATGAAGACACCAGACCCCATACGCATGGGTTTCGGTTGTGTTGAGTTTGTCTTCAACTCATTACTACCGCGACCGGATACCCAGCCGTATGGGGTTTTTTACGTCCGTTCTCCAAGCGATATCAAGAGCCATGACCGTGGCTGCGTGGAAGCAAAGCGGTTGCGCTATGTAGACCCCAGCGCAGTGAGCGTTGATATGCGACTCACACGAACAGGTAAACGGTTGCCAAGCG